GTAACTTCGCTTTGTGCCAAAGGAAGCTGAGTTTGTAACAACTTACTCATCTTTTGCCGTCAGTTTTTATATCTATTCTTGTCGCTCCTAAACGCCATCCTATTGATAAATTACCGTCATTCGTAGCATCATCATTACTTTCAATACGTAAAGCCATCTGCCTTGCTCTGGCTCGTATATGTGATTGTTGTGTGGTGCTAGATATTTCATTAGTAGAATTAGTAGCTAATGAATCACCTGGAAAGTTTCTTGTTTTTACCACTACGTTTACTGATCCGTTATTTGCATCTTCTATAAATTTGAAATCAGGTATTATCCGTCTAGCAAAGGCAAATTTTTCACCATCATCTAAATCAAAGTCACTACTTTCAATAAACACGCCAGTCATAGGAGAACCGTCATCATTAAATCCTTTTTCTTGCTGAAATAAAAAACCACCGTTTACTGCTCTTGGATAATTTTCTATACCAGCGTCAAGCCAAGCTGTTCTAACAAGTTGACCGTAAAACCATAAATCTTCTGCATAATTGTAAATTACGTATCTATCTATCTCAGACGAACTAGCAGAACAATAAAACCAACCAACCTCATTTTTATCTTTTATAGTAAAAGCAGCTATTTTAAATGATTGAGTAAGATTTATATCGCCAAAAACATAATTATGAACAGAACAAGGTAAAGTTTTTACAGAACCATTATAGAGATAAAAATTGTTATAACTCATAAAATATACCGCAGATGGGGTAGTTACAGCTGCTTTTGGCCCTATAAGTCCTGTACCCTCATTAATTAAATTTACCGCAAAAGTAAAAGGTGGGCCAACAAACTGCATACTATATAGAGCTGTATCAGTCCAAATTAAAACTTCTTGTCTTGTTTTTACACCACCAATTATGGAAGAACCTGATGATAATCGCAAAGATCCAGCTGTATTTGTTGATAAGGGCTCGAATTCTAATTCGTTTTCTTGATCACTAAAAGCTATCAACATAGGATCAATCACACCAGTCCTAGAAGTGCCTGATATTGGATCGGCCCCAAGCACTATAAGATGTCTATCAACTTCTGATGTAATTACTTGTAAGCCTACGGTAGGGACTAAATTTGCACCAGTTACACCTGATAACTCTACTGCTCTTGTAGATACACCATTATTTTCAGTCCATTTAAATATACCCGCATTTCTTGCATTTATAATTAAATCTTCGCCGTAATTATCATGCGACCATAATCTTAGTTGATTTGTGCTACTTAAAGATGTAGTGCTACCAAAAGTCCCCTCACCCCAACCATTAATACCCCAACCTGTGCCAGGCACATATACATCTAATCCTACATTTATTTGATAGGTACCAACTACTGAAGATCCACCGTTACCGCTATCTGAAGCGGTTGCAGTCACGGTTGCACCAGATGTGTCTTTAGCTTCTATCGTGTAAGAGTTATCATTTACTACAGTTGCCACTTGATACTCTTGATTTAAGACAGCAGCGGTTATATTTCCTCCTAATGATACTGCTCCACTAAATGTTACAAAATCATTTTTTACAGCACCGTGTGAAGTATCTGCAACAGTTATAGTAGCGTCACCATTTGTAGCAGAAAAAGTTACATCACCTGCAGATGTAGTTAATCTTATTGGTGTAATATCGTTAAAAGAACCGCCACTTTCAATATAATATTTTAAATGTGTACCTATGCCCAAAAACCTTGTACCACCTAATGAAATCCAACCGTGTAAGGCTCTAGCTGTTCCTAAATAAGTTAGTTCTGATAATTTTTGCCAACCACCAAACTTTTCTGGCCTGCCTTTTCTAAAACGCACTAAATTACAATCAAACCAACCACCCTCATTATCATAAGCTGTTCCTTCTCTGTTAATTCCTGGTCTGAATATTGTTTTTTGTAACGGCATATTTATACCTCATGCCATTCTTTGCCTTCAAATAGCAAAGCTTCTGCTTCTCTACGTCTGATAAGGCCTTGTAAAACTTTACCGCCAGCTTTGTTCCAACGTTTAATTTGATTTGGAACATCATCCCAGTCTTTATTGTTAATTTTCTGAAGTAAAGTACTACTAGAAAAGTTTGAAGGACCCAGATTGAATACCCACGCAACAAGTGCATCAAATTCATTTTGCTTAAGGTCTGTTTTCACCATGTGATTTACATAGCCTTCGTATTCGTCCATTTCATGTATAAGTAAATCTTCTGCTTCTTGCATACTTATCTTCATACCATCTTCTACAGGCTGCCCTTTATATTTAGTTGAGCCAAATCCTATTGTAGGCACATTTGCGGCACATCTATAGCTTACAACATTACCTTTTTCGTCTGTTGGACAACCTTCAAATTTTTTTATTAAGGCTAATCCTTCTTGTGATATTTTCATATTACTGCTCCTTTTGAATTGTAGTAACTGTCCTATAATACACAACAACGTCTTTAAGTTCACTTATATACCTTTTTAGTTCTTGCATATTGTAAGCCATAACTTCGTAATCAGGTATTGTCATAGCTAGAAAAACTAGCTCACCTTCTTGTTTTTCTATTCTTGCAAGTTGTTCTTCCCAATTTTCTGGTGTAACGACAATCCACATGGGTTCTTGCAAGCTGATTTCTCTTGGCATAACAGGTTGCACTATTTTTCTATCTAGTGGTTTTGCCGTAACTTCTATTTTTTTAGTCGGAAGTAGACTGCAACTGCAAGCCATCATCAAGATCATCAACGACAACGCTGATTTTTTCGATATCTTCCATAATGTGTTTTGTTCCATTATTAATTTTCCTTTCCATTTCTGTCGGGTCAGCTAATATTTTATCTGCTAATTCGTAGTTTTGTATAAATTGTGTATATCTATTTAACTCTCTTTGTGCTGCTTGACTTTTTACAGATAACTCATTCATTTGTGTAGTTTGTAATTCAAAGTCAGCTTGTATAGATTTTATTGCTTCTTCTTGTGTAGCTATAGCACCTTCCAAAGCTAGATTGTTTGCAGCTAATGTTTTGTTTTGACTATACAAATAATAGGTGGTAAAACCTAGAAATAATATAATGCCTATAAAAACTTGTTGCATTATTCTTCCTCTTCAATAATATAATTCAGACCTGTAGCACTTCTATATTCAATTAATCTTTTATCAAGACTCCTGAATTTAAGGTGTTTTTCTTTTTGAATAAGTATTTTTTTTGACGTGTAAACTTTATCATCAGTATCTCCATATTCTTTGTTAAAAGATACGGTAATTTTGTATCTTGGTTCAAAAAATCTAATAAGCCAATCATAAAATTTTTTAAAAGTTTGATTCACTATATAAATTTAGATAATACTACTGATGCTAAAATAAATGGATATACGGCCCAAAGCATAGTTTCAAGCTTGTCAAACTTCTTTGATCCGTCTTCTAATCTTTTTTCAATATTTTTATATCGAATTAGACATTCTTTTTCGTGTGTTTCTATTCTGTTAAGTGATTCCTGTGCTTTTGTCATAACTGTCTAATGTGTAAATTTGTATAGGTTTTTCTTTACCTTTTACAAATATATCTTCTAATTTATCAACATATATATTGCAATTCTTTACAGTATCATACCCTATAACAATATCTCGACCAACTTCTTTTGTTGAGCTTTCCAACCTTGCAGCTAAATTTACTGCATCTCCTATAGCCGTATAATCAAATCTTGTCTCACTTCCCATATTACCTACTACTGCATAACCGCTATTAACTCCTATGCCTATTTCAACCCCTAAATCAGCTTGTTGTATCTTTTGTTGTATTTGTTTTGCACACAAAATGGCCACGTGTTCGTGTTCAGGAAGATCAATAGGTGCATTAAATATAGCCATCATAGCGTCACCAATATACTTATCTACCATACCGCCATAATCTTTTACTGCATCTGCTTGTATGGTAAGTGCTTTGTTCATAATTTCTGTTACTTGTTCTGGCTCAAGTTTCTCAGACATAGCGGTAAAACCTCTAACATCAGTAAAAAGAAATGTGCAATATCGTCTTTCGCCACCTAATACTAAAGATTCTGGATTTTCTTGTAATTTTTTTACTTGGCGTGGATCAAGATAATGTTCAAACTGTTTTTTTATTTGTTGTCTAAGTTTGTATTGTTGTCTAAATCTTAAGTAAAAAGCTATAGATCCTGTAATAAATTCAGATATTATTGTCCAGGACACATCAATCAACAAACCTTTTTGTATTAAAAAATAACCTGCTGTAGCAGTAACTATCATTAAAAGCGTAGCAACAATTATACCCCAAGTGATACCTAATATATGCAAAGCAAACCAAACTAACGAAACAAAAACAATTAATGAAAGCATTTCAACAGCTAATGCGTAATCTGGTATGAAAGGACTATCTTGAATTAATATTGATTCTGCTAAAGCAGTTTGAATTTTATGTGGTTCTAATAAACCTACAGGGGTTGCAATTTGTGGCATTACGCCATTTGCTGTAACTCCTACAAATACAAACTTACCAGCAACATACATTTGTCGTAAAGAAGTTTGTTCTGTATCTACCCAACTAATCCATTTACGACCTAGACTGTCTGTTTTAACTGGAGGTATTCCTCTTATTGATATTTCCTGTATACCATTATCATTAGTTTTTATAATATAAGTTTCTACGTCTAATAAAGATTTATATATTTGGGTGCCAAAACTCGGTATCCATTCGTTGTTTGGTGTTTTAACTAATAAAGGTATTCTGCGAACTAATTGATCAATATCTGTGGGAGCAACGGCTAACCCTTGAAGTGCGTGATTGGATAAGAGAAGCAGGTTCTCCTTCACTCCCGTAGAGATTATACCACCATTATCTTCACCGAGCACTACTGTACCTGGTGTTTTTGGATAGTTACCTTTGCCGTCTTCAAACATAGCTAAAACAGATGGTGCGTATTGTAAAGTTTCAGCGAATATTTCATCACCACCCATACGATCTGCTTGTGGAAAACTAATAACCCATCCTACTCCAATAGCACCATTGTTTATTAAATCTACTTGTATTTGAGCTAATCTTTGTCGTGGTAATGGCCAACCTCCCTCTCTCTCTACATCCTCTTCGGTAATATTTAATATTACAAAATTACCAGATGGATCTGGAGTTTTAACAAAAGTATCAAATATTTTTAATTTAAGTATCTCTGTAGGCGTTGATTTGAAAATCAAAGGTAGTAACAGAATTATAAGAATTGGTAATAATAGCTTTTTCATTTAATCACTCTGAGTGATAGTTATTACACTATCTCCACCACCATTTATTTTTACAACATTAGAAACGCCATCTTGTATTAAGATTACGGTATATCCATTACCAGAGTTTAAATCAACCTGTACTGACTCGCTAACGTTTCTTCGTAAACTAATTGTTTGTCCTGTTACTATTGTTGTTATTTGAGTGTTAGTGTCTTGACCTATAAGCGTACCTGTAATATTTACTCCTGTAGCTAAAGCAAGTTGATCTTCATCTTTTTCGATAGCTAATTCGTCAAGTACATTAAGCAAATCTTCTAAAAAATTTACATCTAAATAATTAATATCTAGTTCTGTAAATTCTAAACTATTTTCTTCTAATAAATCTTCAGCTAAATAATCTATATCTAAATCATTAAAATCCAATAAATTTACTGTTTTTGTGGATGTTGTTTCTTCTTGTGCTAATTGATCTTCTTTAGGTGGTGTCACAATTAACATATTATCAATAATATCTAAAGTAAGATCTAAAATAACAGGCTTGGTGGGTGCGTTTTCAAATACATTAACAGTAGTAGCTTGATAAGGTTTATTAAGTAAAACGCTCCCTGTAGCTGTAACTACCTCTATTTCGCCACTAGAGAGCCCCAGAGCGTCTGGTAGCAAAATTATAAGGCTACGCCCTAATTCATCAACTGTAGCCGTAAAATCAGTACCACGTATTGCTATGTTAGCTGTAGGTGTTTTGAGCTGTATGTTTTGTTTTTCTATACGGTTTAGATTGCCTGTAATAAACCTAGCTGTACCTAAACCAAAGGTAAGTGCCATCTTTGATTTACTAGGATCAGGGTCGTAGATGTATTCGTCAATAAGAAGTTGACTATGCTCTGTAAGTTTTACAATTGATTTATCAAGAAAAGTAATAGCCATACGGCCATTTTTGGTTATGGCCTCATCATTACTTTGTATAGCAAACTGTAAGTCTGCTTGATACGGTTTATCTCTAACTATTTGAGCTGTGCCGTTTAGTTCAGATATATCTCCAATATCAACAGCTTGTGCTTGTACCTTGGTCGTTTTGAATGACGCACACAGTACCACTATTACCGATAGAAATAATTTTAAGCCAGTCATTATCTAATGTGCTTGATTGTGTAATATTAAATGTTCTGCTGTTACCAGTTTGATCTAAATAAAAGTAACCACCTGCATAACCAGATCCAGTAAAGTTTAATGTATTACTATCACCGTCTACGTCTACATAGCTTGTTCCACCATCATAATTTATATCAAAATCCAAAGTGTTGCCGTCACCTTGTATTATCCAATCTAAATCAAGAGTTGCTGCTAAAGCACTTGTACCGTGGTCTAAAGTAAAGGTGTTAGTGCTACCTGTAACATCAACATTATAGTTTGAACTGTCAATACCGTAAGTATTGGTTGGATCGCCTTGTATAGTAAACGTATTACTATCTCCATCAAATTCAAAGAATCCTGTTATGGTATCACCTAATATATCACCTAAAAATTTATTAGAGTCACCTATCTGGTTTATATCTAGTGTCATAGTAACACCGTCTAAATCTAACGCAGTTAGCGTACCTGCAACAGAATTAAGACCACCAATAATATTACCTGAACCTAGTTGTTCAAGATCTATATTAGCAGTAGCACCACTTTGATCTACATATATCTCGTTATCAGCCGCGTATGTCGTCAACGCAGTCAGCGTCACAATCAGGCTTATCAATTTCAATTGATTCATTCTTTTTCTCCCAAAAACCTTTATCATAACCTATTTTTACTATTTGCAAAACTGCCTCCTCTATAGCTCTTTGTAATGCTAATGTAGTAGGTTCATTTTCTGCATCACCCATTTCTATTTCTACTAGCTCCGTACCAGCTTCAATAAACTTAAAAACATCTTGTGATTGACCATAGCTAAAAACTTGTTTGCTAACTAAAACATCTATTAAAACTTCGCCAGTAGCTATAGATACCATTCTTAAAGCTACAGTTATATTGTCGATTCTATATTGTTTACTGCTACTGATACCCAAATATCGAGCACCTATACCACCACTTTTAATATTGGAGTCGTAACCTAATACTGCTCCTTCCATCAGTACGCCAGCAAATAGCAAAGGCATTATAGGTTTTGGGCCGTCCGTGCTTTCGTTTTGTTCTCTTGCAGAACGTATAAGTTGTCTTTCTTTTGTAAGATTATCAAGTCCAACTCTTTCAGCTACTCTAAAAAACTTACCATTTGCAGTATGTTTCAAACTTCTAATCAATAAATGCCCAGGTGCTTGCGTTAATGCTGTAGAGAATAAAGCAAATTCACTATTGCTTTTTCGCTGACCTGTTTGATCTGTAAAGCTGTTTGGATAAACCGCTACAACAATTGGTATTTTTGGTTCAGATACTTCTAGAAGATCTTTTGATTGTATTTGTAAAATATTTGGTAAAGATTTGCCTTGCCTTAAATTTTCGTCAATAGGATTAATACTACAACTAGAAAGAAAAATCGCCAATAGGAAGCTGTATTTCTGTAACATTACCGTTTTCATCCGTAATAATTAGAGTGATAACGCCATCTTCAATACTATATTGAATAGTGTTTCCCTCAAGTGTTAAAGTTCCCTCTGTGCTTGGTGTCTCTCCAAATAAATTTTCTACAAGCTGTCTTGATAGTTGTGCATATATTCTTGATTCTAAATTACGAATAAACCTTGCTAATGTTGTATTTTCTTTATCTCTTTCTAGCTGTTCTTGTATAGCTTTTATTTCTTCTTTAATACTCATTTTTCTATTAAACTCTTGGTTTTCTATAGTCAAATAATGTGAAGAGGTATTAATGCCACTAAAAGATGGGTTTTTAAATTTATGAGTGATTGTATCAGCTTTTAAATTTACAACAATAATTCCAAAAAATAATACAAAACCTATAAACACTAAACTTACTGTAAGTCTATATTTTTCTAGTTCTATTGTTTCTATCTGTTTTTTTGTTTTCATTCAAAACCTTTTTGTTTTTATTTTTTAAAACTGTATTAACTTTTGTTTGTAATCGTATCATATCTTGATCTAACAGGCGAAGTTGATCAGTAAGCCGTATTATAGTCATTTTCATTTCTTCAACGGCAGGATCAATAACATTATTGATAGTAACCCAAACGTAATAAACAAAATAACCAAGTCCTACAACCATAACCACAGGAAAACCGAAGTCTGCAATTAGTTGTGCAATACTTATTTCTTGTACTACATTAATCTCGTCTTGCATCTATCTTGCCGTCTTCAACAAAATTTTCTGCTCGAGCTATTCTATCTAAATCTGGTGGTAAGTTTAGAGCACTTGATACTGATGTATCTATACGAATTATGTCATTATTCATAATAGAAGCTCTTGTTATAAGCATTTTTGTAATACCCTGAACGGTTTTTATTTCATCAACTAAACTGCCCATTAGTTGTTTCATCACAAGAAATATAAAATATGCCATAATTAAGGCACCTGCAATAGGCACGCCAACCTCTGCTATTAAGTTGAAGACTTCCATTAATTATCTTCACCTTTAAATGTTTTAGATGAATTGGTTGTTCCTGCGTATAAACCAAACCATGCTGCTCCTGCACCTACAACAATAGATATAAGACCAGATTGTTCAAAGCTTGGCTCTGGCAAAGCCATAAACCATATTGTGCATTTGTATAAAAGAATTATATATACGGTCAAAAACATTCTTGGAAAGATTCGCCAAGAGTCTACTGCTTTGGCTAAATGTATCCATTTTTGATGTGGGTTTATTTTATCAGGTGCTTCAAGATCCCTGATTTTATCTTTTAAAGCTGAAATTTCTTGAATCATAGCCATAAATTTGTTGAGATCCATTTCAACTTCATTACGATCCATATCTCCGCCAAATCTACCTTGTCCATCATTCATTAGTAATCACCCCACACTTTAGTTTTTTTACCGCCTTCATACGGAACTGCATGACCCTCATCAATAAGCATTTGACAAATATCTTTACCGTCTTCTGTATAAGGTATTCCTAATATACGGCCATACTTACCCTTACCTAAAGACTTAACTTTGAAACTACCGCAACATAATTCACCAAGTCTAGCTTTTGCAGCAAGACCTAATTTTTTTTCAGCCAGATCACGTGTCCTGGATTCTGGTGTATCAATACCGCTTAAACGTACTCTTTGTTTGTGTAATTTGACATCAAAACCTAAATCTAAAATACAATCAAATGTATCTCCGTCAACAATACGATCTAATGTAGCGTTATAGACAAATGCATCAGGTGATTGAGCCATTACTTAGATTTTTTAACTCTTTTCGTTGTATAAGCCTCATTTACATCAGGTGTTGATTTATCATCAGCAACATAATGTCCTTTTTTGTTTCTAGCTCTAACCTGTACTTCTTTAGTGTTAGTTATTACACCCCATACTTTACTTAACCATCCCATACTATTTCTCCTTAGCTCTTCCTATGTTGAGAGCAAATAAATCAAGTATAGAATAAACTTTTTTAAAAAAATTGTCATCTTTTGGCGTTGGTGTAAGAGCTGCTATAAGTGAGCAAATAGTCACAATTGCGTTGCAGATCATTATAAATTTAAGTAATGTCATTTTTTCTCCTTTATTTTAGTCTGCATTTGCAAACCTAATATTATTATAGAGTAAAAACATCTAGTCGCCTATAACCACGTCAAAAGCTAATACATATCTATCTATATTTGGTATACCCTCTTCAGCTTGATGATACAGTCTTGAATCAAATACATTCCAATAATTTACTTGAGGTTTGATCCTTTCATCATCACAAAATTTAGTACCGAAATCGGTTTCAGTTAAATAAGCTATTCCTGATATATTAAATTTTTCAAGATTACTTACGTGGTTATGCCTTATAGAATCTATTTTTGCGTTTGCTTTATTTAAAAATACCCAACATTTTTTATGTAAAATATTTGGTTTATAACTTAAATATTTACATACAGTAATATCAATAGATTTATTTAGTTCTAAAAAGTGTTTATGTAAAGTGCCAAAGGACTGAATTCTTGCATGTTCGCATTTTGGATACTCTTTGCAACAAGGATTATCTTTAATAAAATAATTTAATTTTTTTAAAAAAATTTTATTGTTTATTTTTTCTAAAATATCACAATAATAGGTTTCGTACATTATTGTTTAAAAAAAGCTGGCAATCCTAACATAGGCCTACCGTCAAATTTATTTTGTTTTACATTTTTATTACTTGCATTGTTGTAGTGTAAAAACACTTGTACGCAATTTTTACCCAAAAAGGGATCCCTCCAATGCTCTAATTCACAACCACGATACATCAACATATCACCTTGCTCTAAATTTACTTCAATATTAGGCTCTATATATATTGACCACTCATCTCCACCTAAATTCATAGTAGTTGATATCTCGCAAGAATATCTATCTTTGTGTCGTTTTAATTCATCACCGTTTTTATAAATTCTTGCATAAGAGTAAGTTTCTATAAGTTTAATTCCTGATTCTTTTTCCATAATTGGTTTTACTTTTTGCAATAAAGTTTCCATAACTATGTCAGAATAATGTGAGTAAGTTTCAGGTATTTGTGTATCATTCCAAACACCAAAGTATTCTGTAAATTGAGATATGTAATGAGTATCAAACAAATGTCTTGCTACTTTTCTTTTGTTTAAAAAGTATTGATAACAAAAATCTGCTAGTTCTTTTGATATAGCATTTTTAATTATTTGGTATTTATCTTGTTTAAAACTCATAAAAAATTTGCAACCATAACTATTCTTTTTTCACCTACATCAGGACATTCTTGATAATGTTTGAGTTTGCCGTCAAATATAATGACATTATCTTCTTTTGGGTTTGAATAAATTTTTTGATTATCTTCTCCTAAAACTATTGTTTTTCCTTGTGAAAACTTTGTTAAATAAACTATAACGACTTTATGGGGAAAATTTAAATCTATATGCGGAATACTAGATTTTACAGTGCTATGTGGTGTCATGTTTATATTCATACGATACATAACTTCCAAGTCTATGTCGTTAAAATCAAGTATTTCTTTCAAAATAGAATAACATTCATCAAAATAAGTAGATACTCTTTCGGGTATAGGAGGAATTTGTTTGCCATAACTTTCATGCGATGGTCTGCCCAATAAACAATGAGCAAAAAAACCCATGTCTTCTTCATCTGTATTAGAAACAGTTTTATCAAGGTAATACCAAGGAAAGTTGTTGCTCAATACTAATTTTTTTAAATTTTTGTAATTTTCTGTAATAGGATTTTTTAATTCAGTAATCATCTAAACGGATACCCCAAATTCCAACACACCAAGGAGTGCCGTGTTCCTTTAGTAACAGGTGTGACCCTATGCCAAACAAAAGAAGGAAAAACTATAATGCTCCCTTTTGGCCTAATTTCTTTACATATTCTAGGTTGTGATGCTTCATCTTGATTTCTAAAATCAAACTCTAAATCACCACCTTCATATTCTATAGGGTCGGTAAGAGATATAGTCATGCTAAGTTTTCTTAGCTTACCATGTGTATTTGGGTCTTCTGGTTGATTATATGGTTCAATATGCGAATCACAATGCCAATCATAAAATTGACCTTTTTTATATTCTGTAAACTGACAGGCCTCAGACCAATCCCATTCAAAATTCCAACCAGCATTTGCGTTTGCTTGATGTATATAAGGTTGTATTTCTTTGTAAATCCATCGGTCTGACATCCAAACCACGTCTGATTTACGTTTCTTTTGTATGTTTTTAAGGTCTGTTTCGCTGAGATTTTCAGCTTGTGAATTACCTGTGAGAGCCATTTGTTTATCTTGTTCTTTACCATATCTTACTATTTCATTACAAATTCTTTTTGGTATAACTGATTGAAAGTACCAATAATAGTATTTTAAGTTCATCTTCTCTCCTACAGAAGATTAGTATAATTTATATATGATTTAAAAGATAGGATTGTTAGGACGGCCAAGTGCCTGCTTTCACAAAGTCGTAAACTTCATCTAAACCCCATATACCAGATGCTCCTGATATAAAACTAACTTCAGGTTCTTTGGTAATTACTACACCAGAACCTCCATTTGTTGTACTTGATGGACTTGCTGCTCCTGAACCTCCTGCTCCTACAGTTATAGTGTAAGGTGTGCTACCTACAACAGTAAGTGTAGATTCGGCTGATGCACCACCGCCAGAGCTTTCTCCTGGAACAGAGGATCTATAACCTCCAGCTCCACCTCCGCCTCCAAAGTTTTGGAAACCAGTAATACCATCACTCCAACCACCACCGCCACCGCCAGTATTAGCTGTACCACTAGCACCTGGGTAAGTTGTCCCAGGGCCATTTCCTCCAGCACCACCGCCTCCAGCACCTCCAGTACCAGTTTTTATTGGAGAATTAACATAGTTACTTGCACCGCCACCGCCACCAGCTCTTGTGACAGGTGATCCTGTTATTGATGATGCGACTCCATCACCACCATTTCCACTATGCCTATCAGGTGTATTATGAGGTTGATGGTTTTGTCCTACTTCACTTGCACCACCTCCACCACCAGATAAATCTGTGCCGCCGTGTGCTGCTCTTATGCCATTACCGCCTGCAAAACCTTGATTGGTTGTTCCTGTACCAGTAGCGTAACGTCCACCACCTCCGCCTGATCCTCCAGGTTGATTACCAGGGTTAGGTGTAAAATAACCTGTATCACCTCCGCCGCCACCGCTTGACTGAACAGTTGAAATAGGGGTACCTGCTATAGAAGAATTGCCCCCCCTTGACCCTACAGTAAATGTTGGAGCTACAGGGTGGCCTCCGCCTCCACCACCGCCTGCAATAATTAAATATTGTAAAGATGTTGTATGAGTCGCTGTAGTTAAAGTGCCACTAGCATTAAAAGTAGTTATTACTGCACTTTGCGTACCTGTCTGTACCGTATTGTCTGGTCCAATTATTCCACCATTACCTTCTGACATATTTAAACCTCGCTCCATGATAGACCACTTGCATCCCACTCGTAGTCTGTTTCAGTTTGTAAATTTTCACCTGTATAAGTTTTACCTAACCATTTTTTATTAGTTTCATCCCAAAGAATGAGTAAAGGATTAGACTCAATTTCATCTACACTTGGATAAGTAACAGGTGCTTGCCAATCATCATTTGAGTCTAACGACCAAGAAGCAAAGGGTTTTGGTAAGATAAATTTGTCTTTTGCTGCATCGTAAGTAAATCCTATGCCCGCATATTGTTTGCGTTGATTACCATTATAAGAAGTTTGTTTCCAAGCAACACCATTTTCTGAATGTGGTATTAGATTAGCTACAAAGGTTTCTGCTTGTGATGAATAGTCTCCACCATTAGCAGCTACATCATCATTAGATATTACAACTACTTGTATTACTTCGTTATTGCTATCAAGTTCTGCAAAGTGAGCCATCTTCTAACTCCTTATGCATCATCTATAATTACACCAGAAACTACATACTCTAAATCACTATTAGCACTAGCTTGAACTCTTAACAAATCTGTTTCATCTAAGTAAAGATCAGTAGATAATAAAGTTAATGTTGAGTCTGCTGGTACAGAGATTGTTTTTGCTATGTGGTAATAGTTTGAACCATTGTCATTAGATACTGATACAGTTATATCTGCTGCACTAGAACCGTCTACGTTTGAAATTAATAAAGTGTTTACTTTATATAATTTATCAGCAGGTACGTCTATTATATCTACTGCTGAGGTTGTGACTGCCCCACAAACATTAAATCCGTTTATAGAGGTTGAGTTTACTATATTTGGTGTTGCCATAATTGTCTCCTATATTACTAAAATACTAAACTAAAAGCTATAGCTCTTCCGTTAGTAGCAACTACGTTTGAACCTTCTTTAAATTGTGTGCCAATCATAGTTTGTGTTAATGTTATTTCACCATTAGAAGCAATAGTCATAGCATCTACGTCTGAAGCTGATCCTATTGTTTTACCATCACCAATAATAAGATCATCTGTTAAAGTAACAATACCTGTGACACCTAAAGTACCACCTATAGTTGCATCATCTGTTACAGTAAGATCATCTTCCACTTTAAGATCTACCACATTAAGACTAGCAAAAGCATCTACTATTGCAGCACCAGAGCCAGCTCCATCTGAATAAACTGCTTTTACATCGCCTGGTGGTATGGTTACATTAGCACCACTACCTTGTGAAATAATTATATTTTGTGAACCACTTGTGCCATTTTCTATAAACCAAAGTTTAGATACAGTATTTGGACCTAGCGTAATAGTGCAAGCACTATCAAGCGTGCCCGTATATTTTAAATAAATACTTCTACCTTCGTCTGTCGATCCGTCTGCTATTGTAGTTGCGTGAGTATCAGCATTTGTTGTTATGCCCTCTGTACCAAAACTAAATGCCTCTGCGATAAGCTCTAAGTTAGTATTTGTAGATGTCCCCCAGGTACCAGATTCGTCACCTGTAGCTATTTCTTTTAACCTTAAATCATTTACATAAGTTGCCATGTTTTTCTCCGATCAAATTATTATAAGTTGTTTTTTCATAAAAGTTAAGCCACCTCTACCCAATTTGGTGTTTGTGTATCATCTATTCTAGACCAAATTAAAACATCATTAACAGATCCAGATGCTTCTACACCAGTTAAAGATACATTTGCTTTGGATATAGTGCTTACTGTTCCTGTAAATAAAGTAGCAGAAACACCAGTTATATGAAATTGAGCATTATGATGGACACTTGTAGATCCTAAAGCAGAAGTGCTTGCAAGACCAGATATTACTACATTAGCCTCGCCATCTACGTCTACACTTACGCTACCAAGAGTGGCTA